CCAGCCACATGAAAGCCGACAATACCAGAGCCACCAGAAAATTGGGCAACAAGAGGAAGCCCACACTTCCCAGAAGCATGCTCTCTCCACGGATAAGAGAGTGGTCTCTCAACAACCACCTCTCCAAAATTGGAGTCATGAGCCACAATACGACCCGACTGATGAACAGTCACCGTACAAGAGTCTATCATGGCCTTCCCCCCGTAAGGAGGCGGAGTGTAGTAGTCAGCACACAAATAAGAACGAATGTCCTTGAACTTGGCACCTCGTAAACGAACAAGAAAGAGATCTCCCTCTATGGGGACAAATTCAGACTCGGTGACCACACAGCGAAAAATTCCAACTTTGTGCTCAGCACTCATGCGCACCGTAAACTCCCACGTGCCGTCTGCACGGGGATGATTGATGGAGTGGCGATTAACCACTGCGAGATCAGCACATAAACCAGTCACGTGTGTCTCGATTGTCCGAACGCCCTCAATATGTACAAGACGGACGTTGGACTGAACAGCAGAATAAACCTTTTCAGGCTCATTGCACTGAACTGGAGAGTCAATAGGCATGGGGATACTCCTCGGAAGAGAATCCCAGTCGATGCCATTACCGCGCTTTGGTCGTGGTGGGGGACGCGCAGCGGCACTCTTTTCCTCAATCCTCGCAATCTCTCTGTCGATTTCAGGCTCAGTAGCCTCAGAGTTGGAGGAAGAAACAATATTACCCTCAGTGAAAAGAGAAACACCCTTATAACACTTAAACCCGAGAATGACAGCAGTTAATGCCAATACAAACTTCTGGGTGTGGTACGAGGGAGGAGGGAGACCGGTATAACAGTTCTTCCATCCGCACACAGCGCGAAAAAACTGCCACTTGAACTCAACACGGTCTTGCACAAAACTAATGCGCTGGTAACACGCACGCACAGAAATGGCCTTGTAAAAGAAATTTTGCGGCCAAAGCCAAAGAACAACGCCAAATAAATAAAGAGAAATAAGACTAACAAGCCACAGCAAGTAATCGCCTAGTGCGAGAAAGTGTGGAAAGTAATAAATAACCCAATCGAAGGGCACAAAAGAAGGGACATACACAAGAGACTCAGCCTTAACTTTATCCGCTGGGCGGACAGCGCAGGCCGAGCGCAAGTAGCTGGAAATGTCAATGTCGAGGGGCAGCGCAACTCGCGCCTTCTGCTCACTTATGTGAGTGTTGTAGCTATCGGTGAGCCAAGTAACCAACTCGTAAATGTCAGCTCCACGCAAATGGTAAATGGTGTTGGAGACGACGTTGGTCACAGGCTCTTGAATGTAAACATCGAAAAGCCACCGGTCAAGTTTCGGAATGTCAGACGCTAGGCTGACAGCTTGATCCATTCGAGATGTACCAGGCTTGCGGAAACCTGGCTTGACGGTGGGAACTATGTACACAAGACGCCGACGAATGGCAGAGGGATTGTTGACGATTACATCAACGTTCATCGACGCATCATTGCAATCCATGAGAACAAGCTCCGGAATTGCCATGACTTTGCCCTTACTCTCAAGATCTGCCATGTTGCAGAAGTAGGGCTGATTGTCAGCGACAGAGAGAAGCTCTGCCATGACGGGGTCGCCTTTCGCCTTAGCGATATTGCGATTGATTGCACCAGGCTCTGAATAGTGAATGTGAGGCTGTGAGAAGGGCTCGTAGCCCGACCAATACTCCTCTGTGGCCTGACGATGGTAAGTCTGAGATGGACTGTACTCACGACCCTTACACCTGGCCCAAACCATGGCGAGAACGTCAATGAGGAGACCCTTTCCTGTACCGGGAAGCCCATTCAGGCAGATACAGTAGGGAGTGGGACGTGATTCAGCGTGCATACGGTTCATGAAATCAGCCTTAATGAGGCGAACTGTACGCAAATTATTTTCAATAGTTTTCATCTGGGGTGCGTTACGTGGAAGCGAGTCCTTAAGGGTCTCACCACTACGAATCGCTTTAACGACACGATCAAGATATGCACGCCTGCACACTTTTCCTTCAACGGGCAAACCTGAATAAGTCATGGTCTGCAAAACTTCAATTTCACTCACGGTGGACACAAAGCTCGAAACGGGGTCCTTGCTACAAAAGACATCGTTGAGCGGAACGCCCTTGCTCAAACTCTCGGAGAAAGTAAGAACAGAGACGGCTGCCGACAGGCAGACCTCAACGAGGTCAAGGCCATTGCAGGGCTTTGCAGGGCCAAGCGTCGAAGTAATACGACGCGTAGAGTCTTTAGAAAAGACTTTGAAAGAGACAAGTGAAAGTACAAAATCACGAATTGAGGTGACAATTTCGGAGTTAAGTACCATCGACATGTTCTTTTTGATGTTCTTCAAAACATCAACAACTCCAGACTCAGTAGAGGGACTGAGAAGGAGGAGCTTGTTGTAAAGCTCAGTGATGCTTGAACGCACAAGTTTGTAACCTGCGCGGGCAGCGTTCTTCAACTGGGTAGGTGAAAAAACAGACTTGAGAAAGTCAACGGCTGCAAAGAACAGATCTCCAAATGTTTCTAATTTGTACATTCGGTAAAACAACGAGAGCAGGGAGAGGGAGAACATTGTCCCCTCCTCAGAAAACCCGCTCATGACTTGATCGAACAAGCCTTGTAGAGAAGAGAGGTCAACAGCCTCAACCTTCT